TTGAGGTAATTCTTCTTTTCCAGATTCAATAGTACTAGCAAGTGCTTTAAAATAATTTTGAATTTCTTCACAACTTTCATATTCCATTAAACCAAAATTAGAGTATCCTTTTATAATACCATACTTACCTTGATATGACTCAACTAATCCATCAATTAAATCAATTATATCATCATAATATTTATTTAATGCCTTATGAGCAGCATAAGAAGGTGTTTGAAGGTGATAGACGTGAGCCTGAGTTCTGGAATGAAGTAAGTAAGAAATAAATTTGGCAAAGTCCATATCCGTTATAAATATTTACTTCTTCAAGGAAGACAAATATTCGATAGTTTTGTGTAAATCATCTAATACTCGTTGCTTATTAGGCCCACCAACCCATTTTTCTATATGACCATCCTCAGAAATAAATCCTTGGTTTGATTCAGTTAAACTGTCTTCTATCCAAGCTTTAAATTCAGAAATAAAAGAATCAATTTCTTGGTTTTGAATTTTTCTTTCATATTCATCCCAAGCACCTATACGACGTAATTCAGTTTCAAAATCAATAACACAATTAAGACATTTTTTATGAATCATATAATAGTTTTTATCTCTATGAGTTACCATTAATTTACTACATGTAGGGCAAAATAAAGGCATAACGTGGGCTTTTTTAGCCTCATCCATCTTAGTGATATTTTGTTTTATACCATTTTTAATAGTCCATTTACGGCCATCCTCCTCCCAAACATCTCCCTCACTATGGAATTCTTGTTGTTTAGTATAACCAACCCCTACAGTAGTTTTATCACCGTATTTTTTAGTTAATAAATTTCTTAATCGTTGTACGTCTTTTTGTTTAAACTCTTTTTTTAAAACATTTTCTTTTTTATCCATAACTAGCTTATAGGGTTAACTTCTATATTAAAATTTTTTTCTATATTTATATCCTCAATATATGGATGATTCATCTTAAAAGGAATACCTAAATCTTTTAATCTTTGTACCCATATATCATATCGTTCAGGATAATTTGAATTAGCCTCTAAATCCATTGATATTTCACCTTCATTATTTGTAAATATTTCAGTAAACATTAATGGGAAATTTTTAAGTTTTATTATTCCTGGTAGGAAATTCTTAGGTGAAAGTTTCAAAAAATCATAGATATCAGAATATGATTTGATTTTAAGGTCATTAGGGAAAAATTCAAGATTTATTTTTCCTTTTATCCCCGTTTTTTTAGGTTGAACTTTGATTTCATCAACTTTACCAATTTTATCCAGATCAGAATATTGAAGATATTCTCCTGTATCTTTATCAAATGCACCGTATTCTGAGCCATAGCTACCATCTAGTCTATCAGACATAGTAATAGTTAATTCTGGGTTATTATTGCTATATTCAGCTCTTACTACTGCATCTCGAAGATCATAATCTTCAGGGTATTTTTTTATGTTAGGATCGTGCCCACGATTAAAGGTATAAATTTTATTTTTTAATTTTCTATGAATAGAATCAAAAAGTTCTAAGTCTTTAGAGGTCCTGTATTCGCCTTGTATCTCATCTTCTATCTCTTTTCTATTGACAAATTTGTATTCTAATGGAGCATCAGAATCTAAATCTGTGTTATTAGATGAGTAAAAGCGATCAATAGTATATGCTTGATTATCAATCCATTCTTTTTCTTCAGAGGTTAGAGCACCAGCCACTCCTGTGTTTTTAGGTTGGACTTTAATTTCATTAGTAGATTGCTCAATATTTAAAGTTATATACTTATTAACATCTATATCTGTAATTCCAAAATTACGTCCCTGAGTTAGAATTTTATCTATATATGGAATATTAAGATTATCTAGTTTATTTTTCCAAGCCTCAAGATACTCATATGGTGTGTCTGTATTAGTAAGTATGATGGTTAGTATAACTATAGATGAATCATCTCTATGTAATATACCTTGCATTTTAGGTAAATCTTTAGAACTTATCCACCCACCAAAGTGTCTTTCATTAACATCATTTATTGATTTTATATCTTTAGGGTAAAAAAAATAAGAAGGATCTAATTTAAAATTTACTTTTAATTTGCTACCTACTCCTGTATTTTTAGGTTGGAGTTTAATTTCATCAAGTTGGTCTTGAGAATTTTCCCAGCAACGAAGTAATATGTTTCCTAACTGGTACGCTTCTTCCTCTAATCCTTTTAAATTGTCATCTTGATTTACATTTTGTGTACCAATATTACCTAATCTTCCTTGCATATTTTGCATATGATGAATCATCTCATGAGCAAACGAACGGAGTATGTCCTTAGGGTGTCTATCGGTTATATACAAAGTAATCGCGCAATTTTGTGGATCATAATATGCTGTTTTACCCAATACTTTAGAGGCATTAGCCTCATCGTCAACAAATTTTACTTTAGGTAAAGGACGAATTTCAATATCACTATCCATAAACTGAGTGAGTGATTTGATAAAAGGTATTAATTCATTTTGGGGTGTGTTATGGAGTGCTTTACAACGAACTGCCTCATTTAATTGATTTTCTTTTAAATAAAAACGAGTTTCATTCGGTGTTTCCTCCATTTTAACATGAGGTATATTTTTCTTAAAAAATGCTTTATATAATTCATTTCGTTGATTAATACCTCTTAATCTAACTGCTTCACTACCTTTAGTTTTAGTTTCAGCTGGAGTGTAAAGTAAAATATCTAAATTATTTTTAACTATATCTTTAGCTAATTCTTTCTTGATAATTGAAAATATAGTAGCCATTATTTTATATGGCTCATTTACATTAGTCATTTCATATGACTCATTAGCGGTAAAATCTACTTTAACAATGTTTTTATCTAATTCATTATCATAATCATATTCAAAAATAACATCATAAAAAATATCCCCAGCCGAAAAATCATATACTATAGTACCAAATAATTCATCTCCATCTAATTCTAAATCATCCAAACGTTTAACATAATTATAAGGGGTAGATGATAATTCTCCTACTTCATTTACATCATTATTAAATTCTTTAACTAATTCAATAGCAAAAGCAGATAACCCGTAAGGGTCTTTTCTCATTTTAATACCACCCGGAGTTTTAAATTCTTTACCTGTTTTAACATCAGCATTATAACCACAAGTACCTTCATCAATTTTAGATAACTTATCGTAATATTTAGGATCTTCAAACAGATGATCCATAGCTATTTCTTTAGCGGCTGATTTATTAGTAGTATGTTCGGCTTCAACTTTAATACCTTTTTCAAGTTGTTTCTCTAATTTATCTTTTTCAACTCCATGCTTAGCGGCAATATCATCTAAAGTTTTATTTTTAGCTAATCCGCCGGGTACTTTATTAAGTTCATTAAGTAAATTTTCTAGGGATAATTCCATACTTATAAATATTATACATCTAACTTAATAGATGTAGGGAATAATTCTGAGTATGGTTTTAAATCTGGATTTTTGAATTTAAATATTTCAAATAAGTTTTTAAATGCTTGGATGTTGTTTTCAAAGGTGTTGTTCATTTCTTTAAGTTGCCATCCCTCACCTTGAATTTTCTTACCTGATTTGTCAGCACCACGGGTAGCTGCTTTTAACCATAAGATACCAGCGTTCTCAATCTTTTGATCGAATGATTCATTCCACATTTGTTTATAACAAGCAAGTTGCAAATCATAAGTATCATGTAATGAATTTGAGGTTTTAATATCTAGCAACCACAATTTGTCATTTAATTCTACTACCAAATCGATTGTACCTGCTACTTGTAATTCATCTGAAAGTAAGTGCCATTCAGAGGCAATCAATGTTGGTTTATGTGTTTTCCAAAAGTCAGCAAATTTAAGAATCATTTTCCATACCTCAAGAGAATATTTAGCTTTACCATTATCATCTAACCATTGAATTTCTTCTCCAGCTAAGAAGTTCTCAACAGCATTGTGTACTTGAGTACCTTCATCTCCTGCTCTACGCATGATGATATCGGAGTTATGTCCTACATCTTTAATCCAACTTTCAAAAAATTTATCTTTAGGGAAAGAGGACAGCACATATGTTACTGAAGGGTAAAAAACGCCTTCTTTGCGTTGGTAATAACGAGTATCTAAAATGGTAATTTGCTTAGCATCATCAGTAAATTCAACGATGCGATTAAGTTTTTTGTCTTTTTTTACATTTTGATTTTGTTCTATCATAACATTATTTTTTTCTTAAGTAATAAATCGTAAGTTAAAGCTGGGGTTTGTTGTATAATATTTGTAAATTCTAAAAATCCTAGTTCATTTGGGTCTTTATCAGCCATTTCAACTAAATAAACTTTTTTACCATAATCCATTAATGTTTTACAATGCTCTAAAGCAGACTTAATAGCATCTTTATCCAAAGCAATATATACTTTCTCTACAGATGAAGTTACTATCTTTTTCATTAATGTTTTAGAGATAATCTTACCAAATAAAGGTATAGCATTTCGTTTAATTGATATAGCATCAAATGCTCCCTCACACAACACAATAGGTGATTTCCAATTTACAAAAAATTCAAACCCAATTATATCTTTAGATACTGGAGGATTTAGTTTATTTGAGGATATAAATGAGCGAGAAACAAAATAATTTAAATTACCTAATTCATCGTAGCTAGGTATAATAACCATATTAGCATATCGTCCTTCCTCACAATAACCAACATTATATCTTAATATATCGGCTTTGGTTAATCCTCTATCTTTTAAGTACTTTAAAGCATGTTTACCAACAACATCTTTAGATGATACATCAGAAATAGGTTTAAATTCTTTAGGTAACTTTATAGTGTTACTTTGTATAACTGTTTCGGTATTATTAGATTTCACCAAGCTACCTAATTCAGCTATTTTATCAGATGATGCTCCTACTTGTTTAAATAAGGTAGATAATTTTTTACCTTTTTTATCACATACCCAGCAATGCCATGGGTTTTCACCTTTATTATTACCACTAAAATTAATTTCTAATTTTAGCTTATGGTGATTACAAAAGGGACATTTATATGCTTTATTATTTCGAGCAGTTTTATTACCACTACCTAGAACCGAGTCTACAAGCGATATTAAAAGTTGATCTATCACTTGGTGAATATACAAAAAAAGGCTTGGTTTCCCAAGCCTTAGTTAAAATATTTATTAAATTAGTTAATATAATAATCACTTAAAATTCCTGATTTGGAATAACTAGCAATAACATTTTTTAAGCTGTTATAATCATCTAAAGTATCAATTTGCATGTATTCTTTAGAGTCATCCCCATCTTCATCTATTTCTATGAAAACCATTTTACCTTTTGCCTCTTCAAATGTAAAGTCTAATGCATTTTTTATCCCGGTATTTCCAGGGACGGCTTTAATTTCTTTTAAACGAGAATTTTCAGTTAATTTATTTTCTACTAAAAAATGTTTTAAGTCAAAATTATCCATAGTTATTAAATATTATAATTAATATACATTATTTTTTTTCCTGCTACTGTTATTTCCTCTGGTTCATCACCATTTTCACCTCTAAAATTATCATCTACATCCTCAGGATAGCTAAATGATACTCCATACATATATTCTCCTCCACCTTCTACTTCATCCTCCTCATCCTCAAGATCAATATTAACCCGTGCTATTGCTGATGGATTATTTAAAGTATCCATCTCAATATCTTCTAAACGGACTGCCCCCATCTTCTTAGCGATTTCATATTGGTTTTGTTTAATAAAAGATAATAAATCTATTTTCATTCCTGTATTTTTAGGGACGGCTTTAATTTCTTCTAAAGTATCAGGACTAACAATTTTATATCCATCTTTTAAAAGACTATTTAAATGAAATTGGGTTTCTAGTGTTTTATAGGGAAAAGAAACAGGGTCTGTATTATAGGGTTTACCTGTAGTTGTTGATCTTAAATCTACAAACCAATCATCAAATCCTTCTTCCTCAGACCCTTCATGGTCAAATTCCATGTCTTTTATAACATATGAGTCTTGTATTGTAATATTATAATCTGTAGGTGAAGGCATATAATTACCTTTAAATTTTTGTTTGTCCCACATTTTAGGAGTAATGATATCACCAACTTTTAGGTCTACGAATCTTGTAGTTCCTGTATTTCCAGGGGTGGTTTTAATTTCACCTAAACGAGAATTTTCAGTTAATTTGTTTTTTACTAAAAATTGCTTTAGGTCAAAATTGTCCATAATTATAAATATTATTCCATTCCATAATCTCTAAGACCATCAAATGTTCTAGAAAATTCCTTTAAATAATCTGAAATAAATCTTAATTCTCTAAATTCATTATCAGGTATAGTATTTAATTTTACCAATTCATTTTCAGTTGATGATCCATCTTCCATTTTTTTAACTATTTGTTGAAGTTGTTCTAATTGGTTTAAAATATTAATTGAAAGAGAATGCATTTGTTCTAAAGTTATAAATCTTGTAGTTCCTGTATTTCCAGGGATGGCTTTAATTTCTTTTAAATGAGAATTAGAAGTTATTTTATTCTCTACTAAAAAATGTTTCAAGTCAAAATTGTCCATAATTATAAATATTATTCAAAGTCTTTGGTGAAAAACTTTCCAAGAATATTGTCATTAAAGTATTCTAAAGGATGTTCTAACACCCCATATTTAAATAAGTACTTACATTCATAGTAAGTAAGAAGTTTTTTACTAGAAACAAACTGTATGATCTCACGGGTAAAGTCCTCTTGTTTACCTTCTTTAATGAATTCTACAATTGGTTTTGCAGATCCGTAATACGTTTTCCAATCAGATTCCTTTTGAACTACCTCGGTTGTAGGTTTACGTCCTCTTCCGGTATGTTCAGCCAGTTCTTTTTTGGTTAATTTACGTTTAACGTTGTGATATAGCGATTTTTTTCCAATATACGATATCCCACTTGAATTGTGAGTAGTTATGTATATAAAACCGAATGTTCCTTGAGGCATATCCTCAATTGAGCTAATAACTTGTTCATTGTATAACCACATATTATTTATCTATTTTGACATATATCGTCATATCTGTTGTTCTTGAGGATGGAAGCGGTTGAGATAATTTCCCTACAGCTAATAATTCTCTATTTTCACTATATAAACCAACAGTTGTAATGTACGGGGCAAAGAATGAACCGGTTGTAAAGTCATACGATTTGCCTGTGATTTGGTCTTCTATTACTGATGGGTTTTGAGTAAAGTTAAATTCATTTTCTCTCAAAGTACACTTAAATAATGTTTCATATATAGTGTACGAGGATGAAAATGAGCAAGTTACATTTGATGAAGTAACAAAACTACTAAGAGTATCTATTCCTATGTCACCACCATATATTGAAGTTCCATATGTTGCTAGTCCATAGATATTACCTCCAGTTGTTTTACTTCCAGATGAAGTTAAAACTATTAATCCGTGTTGATAAATTATATTACCTACAACTTCATTTCCCGGAGTAAGCATTACATTGCCTTCAGCATCATCTATAATACTTCCACTAGGGGTAGATAAATAAAATGATCCAGGTTTAATTTGATCACCAAATAAACTTTGAGGTATAGTTATTACTCCAACTACAGAATCTGAAGCTGTGGGAAAGTATCTAGATTGTGATAATGTAGATTGTAAGTAGTTGTAATTGTTAGTATTGTTTAGTCCACCTACTCTTACATCTCCCTCAGTATCAAGTCCATAGACTATACTAGAGGTAGAAGCATTATCTCCTAAACTAGAAGATAAAAAATTAGAATAATAGAGGTGCTTTACAGAATCATAAATTAAACGTTGGTAGCTACCTGTTGATACTTGCCCTGTAGTAGGGTCAGTTCCTGGGTTAAAGCTACCAGTTAAATTTTTTCCAAAAAATCGATCAATTAAAACAGTAGACCCTGTTAAGGCTGCTGACCCAGTAAAGGAAAATCCCTTGTTTACCTCAAATGGACTGAGGATTATATCCTGGACAGTTAGTGATTTGTAAGCACCCATTCATTTTAGAAATCTAACTTAACACGAACTAAAGCTTCTTTTGTAAAGTCTTTCTGGAGAGGTTTACTTAATTTAGCTACTGCTAACAATTCATTATTATCATTGTACATACCTACAGTTGTAACGTATGTCACAGGATTATTAATAAAATCTGAATATATAATATCACCAGTTGAGCCTGAAATAAAGCTAGGGTTTTCGGTATAGTTAAATTCACTGTTTCTTACACGAATAAACACATAATCAGAAGTGATAGTTTCTTGTGAATTAAGAGTACAAGATCCAGATCTAATTAATTCATACATTTTACCGTTCAATAACTGGTCTGAGTTTCCACTAGAGGCAGTAATATTGGTTGCAATACCACCATCGGCAACAGGACAAGAAATAGCTCTAGTATTTAATAAAATTACCCCAATATCAGGAAGCAAATAACCATATGATCCTGAACCTGGTGTGTATCCATTAGTGTATTTAGTATTTACTGTACCTGCAGATCCACTTACTAATTGATAAACGCGACCTGAGTCTAGGAAAGTTACGGTAGATGTTACTTTGCTGTTATCAGTTAAGTATAATTTACCAGCACTGCTACTTAATAATAAAGTTAATGAACCGGGTAATAATGATTCTTTGTAACGAGATCTATCATATGAAATAGCATGAAATTCAGAAGCAGTATATCCACCAAATATAAAATCAGAATTTTCATCTCCCAAAACCAAAGTACGGTATTGACCATATACAGTTCTAGAATAAGAAGAAGCAGTTACAGATGAATTATATAATAAACTTCCACTTCCGTATTTGTTTCCATAAGCAATAGAAAACTGTACTTCAGAACCACTTAATGATGATCCAGTATTGTATACATCAAGGTAGTAATTAGTTGAGCTACCTTGGGTTGATGAAGTATAGAATTGGCTTAATGTAGGTACATTTCCAGTCCACAATGTAGAGGAAATTGCATCAGCACTAATGACGAAATCTTCAGGATCTAAACGTTTAAATGACATTTTCTATTATGCTTTAGTTATTGTTACGGGGATTACTAAACGGGCTCCACTATCATTTCCAACTACAGTTAATGTAGCTTGAATTGAAGTTTGTGATCCAAATAAAGTATTTACAGTAGTACCTCTTAATTGGAATGAAGTACCAATTACAGTTTTAGATACATTAGTTCCTACAGTAGTTGTTGAATTAAGAGCAACAACAGCAGGAGTATTAATTCCTACTCCAGTAAAATTAGCTAATGTTCTAACATCAGAAATAGTAGCAGTATAACCACTAGTTTCAAATATATTACCATTACCTAAGTAGTTTAATGTTTGTGGAGTAAGGGTTAATGTAGCACCTTGTTTCAATAATACAGTTGAAATTCCTAAATCCAATACAGGTAATTTAGCTGTGCCACGAGGCAAAGTAGCTAATTTGTATTTCATAATTTGGTTTTCATTAGGGAATGCTTCTAACAAAGGCATGTTATCAATTGCCTGTCCGTAAAAAGCAGATCCTGAGGGGTGAGTTGGGTTATACATTGTATAATCAATCTCATCATCGGATAATGCAAATTGAGTGATTGCGAATGAACCATCGCCGCGTGCTAGCAATTCTCTACCTTTGGTAGTTAATATTGCATCAACGGTTACAGCTGTATTATTTAAGTATGCCATAATTTATTATAAATATATTTATTTTTTAAGTTTTTTATATTAGTCCTGCTTTTCTAGCTATTTCATATATATCAACATACGGATTAAAATTTAAAGGAACAACCAATCCAGTATTTGCTTTAGATATAGTTTCATATATAAAAATATTATTTTCATCAATTGATGAACTTATAGTAGCACTTCCTGAAGTATTTGATCCTACTGAGTTGGTTAGTAAATCAACTAATGAAACCGAGGATGATTGGGGAAAAATAGTTTTTACCATTCCAAAATTGAAATTAGTATTTCCATTTAAAGCTATTTTACTTCCATTAATATCAATTAGACTTAAAATATGAATTATTGAATCTGTTCCTGATTGGATGTAATCATATTGAGCAACATAATTTGTATATCTTTCAATTACAGGCTTGTTAGCATAGCTAATATCACCAGTAGTAAATTTATTTATATTAGCACCATATAACTTACTTCCTTCATATCTTGGATTAATATGTCTTTTTAAAGTATAATTTGATTGTTGTACTTGAGCATATATAGCGGATCCACTTGTTATAGCTTCTAAGTTAACAGGTGATGAAATACCATTTGAATAATCTACATCAAAATATTTATTTGATACTCTGTTTGAGTAAACATTACCATATATAGCATTATAATCATCAAATTCTCCTATATCACCTGGGAAGTTTTGTTGTGTATAAACTGTAGGATCTAAATAGTAAGTTGATTGAGCTGCTAAATTTTCAACACTTATTATCCATTGTGATAAACTAGATAAGGATACAGTTCGTTCAGACACACTTAAACTTTGGAAAACATACTCTACTGTATATGAACTTTGTGCGTTTATATTGATGTTTTTAAGTGATAGTGTTTCGCTAAATATCTCTATTGAGGTACCTATAGTATTTAGTTGGATTGACCCTAATATACTGTTGGAGTTTTCTACAAAGTAAACATACAGTCTTGCATTACCGGCTTGTGCAGCCCATGCTCCTTCTAACACTATGTCTATATCACTTATTACATTATATTCAGGTGTGTATGTGTATGTAGTTGTATTATAGATGGGAAGCGAGGTGGTTGTTATTTTAAAGGGTAGGGTACCTATTTTAAATTCACTGTTACTACCACTTTCAAAAAAAGCTCCTGATATTGCTACTTGTAGATTTTGTATATCACTAATTGATTCTCTATATCTAGGTTCTAGTAAGGGGTTATTTAAAATTGATTGAGTAGTAACGGTTAATATAGTACCACTTAATTCACCATTATAAAATTCTCTATTATCATTATGAATAATATTAACAGATCCTGTTGGTCCATTAAACGATTGAGTGAAACTACTTGTTTGGTTTAAGTACACTCCTCCATTATCACTGCTAAAACCATATATTGTATCGCTTCCAGAATAATGTTGTACTGATGCTGTATATTCAGGGCGAGACCAACTTACTTGAGGTTCTGGGTATTTAGGTCTTTCTAGTATGGTTGGTTTAATAATGATACCAGTTGAAATACTTGTACGAGCAGGAATAAAATCCTTAACCATTTTAAATAAAGCATTATCAAAATACTTTATTAAACGAACATAATCAGAATAATCATAAGATGATGAATACTTTTTAAAGTAAGCATCTCTTAAAGGTTTTAAATCAACATACGATTTATTAGATACTTGTCTTGGATCACCAATATATTCACCAATATTAAAATAACCTAACTGGTTAATTATGTCTTTATCAATTTCATTTTGAGGTGAAAATCCAACCTCTAGTAAATTGTTATTGTGAGATACACTACCTGTGGTAGGTGAGGCTTGAGATAAAGGTGCTAATGGAGATAATACATTACCTGTAGGAATATTATTGTCTTGTAGTTTAATTTTATTAGCTACTCGATTCAACATACCTACTCCAGGTTCATCATAATAAACTGTTTCTACATTAGGATTAAATGAATATGATCCAGTATATGAAAATAAATTACTACTAGAGAATGAAGGTGTATTTGAATAGGCAGGATGAATTGAACTTGTATTAGTATAAAGCTCAGCACCTAATGATGCTCTAAACAATAAAGTATCGTATGAACCACTTATATTGTTTCCTTCAATAGAAAGTGAATTCATTACATAATCGTTGAATACACTTTCACTTAAATTAGTAGTATAATATCTAAATTCTTGGAATGAAGCAGAAATAGGGTTATAAGTTTTACCAGCTATAACCGCACTACCTGAGCTACCTAAATATAATTCTCCAGTTGAGTTATTATCCCACCATTTAGATGATGTAAAACTAGCTGATGCTTGGAATCCTAATTTATTTCCCTCATATCCATCATATATGTTGTTTTTAGCATATACAGTATATGTTGAAGACGAGCCAGTAATACCATTTACTAAAATAGACCACCAACCACCATCAAAAAATGGTAAATATATACTTGCACTAGCAGCACTAGCACTATGGTAAAATTTTAAAGTAGCATATTCGTTATATGGATTAGCTATAGAGGCTGAATAAGATCCAGTAGCGTATCCTGATCCTGTGTATTCAAGTAATATATTAAATTCTTTATTACTTGTATTAACTAATGATTGGCTATAAGGTATTCCTGAAGGAGGTAATCCGAAAGTTTTGAATCTAAATTCAACTGCTTTAGGAAATTTAGATGATGTTCCTAAGTTTTGCCAAGGAATATTTACATATCCTGATCCGCTAGTGGTAAAGGCATAGTTAAAATGATTTTCAAAATAATCCCAATCATTAACATTGGTTGTATTTTTACCACCAAATTCAGTAATTTGTAAAATAGTATCAGGAACCCCAAAACATGTTAATAATGTTCTTAATCCTTCAATTGTACCTTTTTTCTTTAAAATATAAGGTAAATTGTGATAAAAACGCTTATAAATTAATTTTTGAGCATCATCAAAAGGAATCATTTCCGCAGATGAAGTAACATAATTATTAATTACTTCACTTCCTGTAGGGGGTAATAATGATCCATTAGAGGCAATACCTAAATATGAGGTAAATAAATCACTAGTAGAGAAACTACTTTGATAAATGTTTATACCGTATGAACGTAAAGCATCAGCAACTAAATCTTTTGATATACCACCACTTAAACTATTATCACCATCTTGGCGGTTTTTAATAGCTTGGGTATATAACCAAACATCATCAAACATCTGAGCAACCATTTCAACGAATAATTGAAATTGTTCGTTATCTGGGTCTTCTTGAATATATTGAGGAAATACGTTATATAGGTTATTTTGGTTTTGGTTATCATATGATGAAGCTGATGCTTCTTGAATATTATACCAGTTAATGGCTTGATTTGATCCTGTTGAATATAAACTATAAGGTTTAGTGGCATCACTCTTAGGCCAAGTTGTTGAACTACTTTCAAAGTACAGATAATAATCATAACCATCAAAATTGGTTATTAATGTATCTATTTTATTTTGTATAATTGCTTTACTAGATGATACTTGAACAGTATTAGGTAAAGTATTTAATACTGTAATATCATTATTGTATGATTCAATTAATGATAATTTCTGTTTAAAATTATATAAACGTTGTCCTGCTGAGCTAAAAAATACAAAATTTTCGTATTCTGAATAATCTGTGTTTAGTTCAGCTCTTTTTTCAGATAGAATACTACTTAATTGGTTATTTAAAGTTGAATTAGAGGTAGTTAAACTATTATATGTTTTATATTCGGTTGAGTTATTTGCTTGATCCTTAACAGATATATCAAAATTAGGACCTTTTAAAAATATTCTATCATCAAATATCACTTGATCACTTATAAATTCTACTTGATAAGCTAAAGGATCAGATACTTTTTCTACTACCCAAAATTGAGTTTTTAAACCATAAGTAGAAGCTAAAGGTTCATATAATTTGATTAATATAGTATTTCTACTATCGATTACATCTAAAGCAATATTAGTGGCTAATTCTAAATTATTATCACCAAAGTTTAAATAAAAACCGTTAAATACGGGAGATGTATTAAGGTCAATACTAAAACTATCAAAGGCTTCTTGTATTTCATTATTTGTTAAACTAATATTATCGATTCGTAATTCAGTTCTATCATTAGAAATATCCTTAATGTAATACTGATTGAAAGCAGATGAATTAAGTTTATTTCTTAAAAAACTATAGTTAACATTATATATACCCGTGATATAAGCATTTGCCTCTAGATCACGAGCCGGGTCAATAAATAACTCTTTTATTTCATTATTATCAACACTAGTATTTTGAACCGTATAACTAGTTCTAATAGCTTGAATTAATACATTATTTATATTATAGACAAAAGTTTCAATTACATCGGTTTCAACATTAAAACTAGTGTTAGTAGATACACTATTAACTAAACTACTATCAGTTGAATTTAATAACTGATCTTGTTGATTGATTGGTGATATTTGAGTAATTATACTTTGTGCCATTATACGGTTACTAATGATGCTTTATCTGTTCCTGCTCGTCTTCCACCTGTTCCTCCACTACCACTACCTCCAGTAGTATCTCCAGATACAGTTGTATTAGTGGAAGTAATAGAAGGTGAACTTGATATTGGTCTTGCTGTAGTTGTTGCTCCTATTTGATTAATATTTGCATTTGATTCTTCAGTAGGATTTATAGCTTCGGTTTGAATAGTAATAACTTGTCGTTGTAAATCCAAATTTTCTTGTCTTAGTTGAGTGATTTCCTCTAATAACGCTTGTACTTCTTCACTTATAGCGTTTTCATCTATATAGTTACCGCTTTTATTAACTAAATATTGGTGAGAATTAGTTTCACCTATTTTAGGTATTTGAAAAAATAAATTTTCATATGCTTGAAAAAATTGATTAACATCAATAGTTAAAGCTATAGATGCTGATGGAGCAGGATTAAATTGGTTAAATTGGTTATTAATAACCTGCCCAAATTGGGTTTTATTATAAACGGTTTTGCTAATTATTATTTTTTCACTCATTATCCATTTATTACCTTAAAGTAGTAACTATCATCAGAAACTACAGTTTGTCTATCAATTACGGTTTTAATCAAGAATTTATAATATCTCTCAGGTTCTAAACCATTCATGTAAATGGTAAAATAGTTACTTGTTGAATCGGCACTAATCTTAGTATAGGTAGTATCAAAATCAACTACATATTCATTAGTATCTAAATCTTTAATAGCATAATATGATGCTGTAGGTAGGAAATAATTAGTGGTGTATATAGAGGCTGTTTGAAAAGTACGTGTAGGATATTTAGGACGAACATTTACTCTAATTTTAGCTACACTCCCATTATTAAAATAACCAGAGTTATTAGGTAATGTAAGTTTAAAATCAGATGTAGATACTATACTTGCTGTTAATGATCCTGTTAATACAGTTGCAAAATCATTCCATTTAAACTCTAAACATGGAGGATAAATAGTGTGTGTATCTACAGAAAAATATTTTAATTCAAACGCTGATCCTGTACTAAATTCAAGTGAATCTTCTTTTTTAAGGATGAATCCATTATTATTAATAGTTCCGCTAACAAATAAATGTACAGCATTAGTTACATTTAAATCTATATCTTTAGATGTAATATAATTAAAAGATTGAGATGTTACCGGGTTTAAAGTAGCTGATCCGGTATACCAGGTTCCTCCACCTGTTTGATTTAATGGGAATGAAGCTGTTACGTATGTAGCAAAACTAGCACTTGTCCACGGAGAAGTACCAGCACTTAATCTATTAACCCAACTAACACCACTATCGTTAATAGGACTATCTAAATAGTGCCCTGTACCCATGTCCCAAGATCCTGAAATAGGATAAGCATATATGGTGTAATCTAAAGGAATGTTAGAAGCGTAGGCTAAAAATAATCGTAAATTTGCTTGCCAAGCGGTTCCTGTTATTTTATTACTAATAATATCAGTAATTTCAGTTTGTGAAAATTTTAGTACAGGACGGCTAGCATATACTGTTTGGTCATCAACAATTGTTGAAATTTCTAAAATTTCATCCAGTCCAGTATTTGAACCAGAATATTGAGAATACAAAGTAGCATCCTTTTCAGGGAAAATTTTGTAGATAGCCATTTATTATAAATATTTTGAATTAAAAGGATACTACTCTTCCTTGAATATCACTATTAGGGTATTTTATTTCAAATACAGATGGATCAAGAGAAGGATATATAATACCATTTTGGTTAGCTCCTACAATATCATATGCATATTGTGAGTAACCATTGATGATACCCGATTTATTTAATATTTCAATATTTTTTACAGATTGAACTCCTTGAATTTTACTAAGTTCAACATAAAGGTCTTTTAATATAATAGGTTGGTTAATAGACCATTTATCAACATTAAAATAAGTTTTTAATGCTTCTACACAGTTAATTAATACCTCATTGCTATTAAAATTAGGAAGTACTATAATATCAAAATTTACACCTACATTTATAACATAAGCATCTCTAATACGAATAGAATCATTAATCATTCTATATTCGTATAAGTAGGTCTGTAAATTACTTTTAACAGTGTTAGAAACAGTAGTTAAATTATTATTAGCATTATATCCTAAAACATATATATCTAATACTGAGGGTGTTTCTCCGGGTTGTAAGTTTTCAATTTTTACAGGTTCAGCATATGCTTTAGCAATAGAACCATAATTAGAAGGCATTGATAGTGCTCTTACTAAATAATCAGCTTGGGTTACGTTACGTAATTGTGTTTGAAAAGACATTAATGAATTTTGTCTAATTTCCTCTAAATTATCACCATCTGATCCTCCTGAGGCGGCTTCAGTATTATTAACAGCAATAGTACTAAAAATATAATTTGCGGTAGTTTGGTTTAGATTATTATTGATAAATAATACATTATTCGTGTTTATTAGCGCGTTTAACGTATTAGAATCTATGTTTGATGATACCCCGCCACCTACTAAATATCTTACAGTTAACGTGGTATTTGCAGGGGCAATACCATAAGTATCTGTTTGGAGGAAGTTAGTAGGATCAAAAGCTGTAAATAATTTACTTTGTTTATATGGTAATCCTAAACCAACATTATTTGAATTAGGTATAATTATCTCATCAACATCTGATGTAGTTCCTGATCCAAATTGGATTTGCATATTACCTGTAGAGGTAAAGCGAGTAACAAAACGTCTTGGTGTTTTTCTTAATCTTAATAAATAAGGAGCATCGGTATCTTGGTAAGTATTAGGATCATTAGTATTAGTATTTTTAATACTTTCATAAATCATTTCTTGACCTAAATAAGGTACTTCATACCATGTATTACCATCAGTATCCGTAATATCTAATATTTGTAAAATATTATCATCAACTAAATTAACTGTTTGAAAAGATTCAGGAGTTCCGAATGTAAAACTAGTAGATTTAATTTGAGCCGATATAGCTTGTCTAGTTTTCTTTAAAAGAAAATACTGAGGATTTCCTCCGGATGTTTGGTATACTGTTATTTCAGTAGGATCAGTTGAACTAGAAACAGCAAAATTAATATTATCTTGAACTAAGAAAAAAATACTATTATTGGTTGATGATCTGATTTGAGTATTTTCAGTAAATTGTAAACAATAACTATAATCCGGTACATATACTGTATTATCTAATACAGAGGGTAATTGTTGGTAAAAATCAATATCAACAGTTGCTGCTTTAGTTACTTTAGGTCTGTAACCTAACATATAAGCTAAAGTATATATATTTTCAGATTGGCGAGCATATTGAATAAAGGTTTCTTGAATCTGATTGTCTAAGTAAAAAGACATAACATCTCCTACGTAAGCAGCCATCTCCATAAACATCATCCCGGGTGATGAAGGGCTGAAGTCGTTATAGGTTGTGGGGAAATAGGTTTTAGCATAATCAACCAATAAGTTTTTTAACCCTTGGAAATCCCTATTAAAATATTTTATATCTTTAGTCTCAGCCATTGCTTAAATTTATTTGTAAATTATCAGTGATACCTGTGTTGATTATAGAATAGTTAATATCTACAAAAACAGTATTATAATCATAACTAGGTATAATTTGAACAATTGCTTTTATACTAGGAAAATAAGTAACAATATCATTTTCAATTTTAGAGGCTAAATCATTAATATCATCATTAACAATATGTTCAAATATATATTTTCTAATCCCAGCACCAAATGTAGGATAAAAGAGTCTTTCACCTGGGTTGGTTAGTAGGTAATTAATTAGATTATTCCTAATAGCATCTTTAGTAATATATGTGGAAGAAAATACCGAAGGGGCATTAAATGGTAAAGCCACACCTACCGCTTTACGGGGATATTGGTCTATTGGAAATATTTTCTTCGCACCAAAAGCCATTATTTAGTATTTATTAATCCCATAATTTGATCTAAACCTAAATCTCCAGGATGAAGTGTACCTTCAATTCCTGCTGATACTCCACTAGGTACATAAGTTCCTTGGGTTATTGGGTTTGAAGTATTCATAGAAATAGTTTCAGTTCCCGGTTTAAAATCACTCATCATCTGTGAGTATAATGATCTAGATTGGTTGATTTGTGAGGCGGTAGAAGTACCGGTGATGGCTTCAGTTACAGTTCCAAAACCTGTTCCAACGGGAGCCATTTTAGGTGCACGGACAGCTTCTAAAAGAATTTCTTTTAATTCTTCTTGAATAGCTTCTCTTACTGCATCTTTAATAATTTTTTTAAAATCTGTTGGTTTCATTGTTTATTATAAATATTTATTTAATCTGCTTTTAAATTATCTCTATCAATTACTAATTTTAATTCATCAATTAATGTTTGGTTATCTAAAGTAAATGATAGTTGTGTTTCAATCAATTTAACTCCACTTTTATTTATTCCCAA